CCAAATTTCATTGTAGGATCATTTGGAACTAGTACTGCGGAACTAATGTATTCTCCTACTTGATCATGCAAGTATGCACTCAGTTCGCTGAAATAAAACGTATCACCAAAGTTCCAATTGTTGATTTCAAAATAGGCGTTCATAGCTGTTAATACTGCACTTCGAATTTCGCTATCACTGGCATTTGTATTTGATGCTTTAATAACCTTAATGGTAGCCTGTAAGTTTGGACTTGCTTTTGCTCCAAACAATGGTTTAAACACAACACTGTTTAATACCATACTATCACTAAGCATTTTGTAATTATTCAATTCGCCATATTCTTCACTCAACTCATTGATAGTTGGCTTAGGTGGCATGGGCACAGTATTGGATGTGTCTTGTATATAGTTTTGATATTGAGTGTAATAACTCTGAGTCACTACATATAAATCAATAATGTTCGTTGTTGCAGGGTCAATTCTAGTTGTATTGTTACTATTGTGACGATACTGAAATTGTAATCCTTGACGACCAAACTTAATAGAATACTGAGGTTGTTCTTCTAATATATAAAAGGGTGTATTCACTGTATTATCCTGCACTGTTTTCCAAAAAGTTGTTTCGCCAAACGCATAAAACAATTGTCCTAGTGGATACTCATATTTAGCTACTTCAATTTGAGTCTTAGTTTGGTATTGCACCACATCTGTTGTAGGCACAATCTGATATCTAGATAAGTTAATAGCATCTTCGACTAATTCAAAAAACACGTATATACCTGTGTTTGCGCCACCAGTGACATACCCGGTTACTGTTTGAAAGAAATCAGGATTGATTATTAATCCACGATTGTTAATATCATTACTAGCTACTTCAACTTCAAAGTCATTGATGTAGCCATCACTTTCTACTGTTTGTCCCACGATGTTCACACTGATTGCTTTAGACAATGGATTGTTACTATTAGGTTGAGTATTTGTTGCTAGTACGCTAATGAAATCTTGTAGAATTTTTCCACTTAGCGGATCATATACTAACTTATCACGTTCAAAACTAAAGCGTGTGTCTTCTACACTACCAAAATAATAGCGCAAAGAACGATAAGTTACAATGTATCTTCCGTTTATATATTGAAAGTTTACAAACCAATTTGCATCATCGTATTGTTTAATACTCCAACGATCTTGTGCAATAGTCAATGAATTGTTAAACACTAAACTAAAGTTTTGTTGTAGTTCCATACGAATGATACATTCCTGAACAATTTCGTTAGACAATGAGTTATCAAATGCAGGAAGTACGGTTGTTAATATAGCACCGGCTGGTACATATCCATTCAATGTTACCGGGCCCGTACCGTTAGCAAAATTGCCTTGACCATTATTGTAGCCATCACCTATGACGGCTAATGTAGTTGTCCAAATATATGTTTGGTTACTAGCACCTGGTATACCTGAGACTAGTCTATTATTTGCATCAAAGTAAAAACCACTAGGCGCTATAAATTTTACAAGTGAACCTGATGTGATATATTTTACGTTGTTAGTAGAATATGTACCAATTGGAATAGGTAATTCGCTGCCATCAGTGATGTTGTAGAAATAACCCGTTAACGAGTTACCATCAACTGTGCTAGCGTTCCAATATACTGTACCGTCACCAGATGCGGCATCAATAGTATACTGTGTGAAGTTTTGAGTGTAGTATTGAACAACACGGTTACTGGACAACACACTATTCAATGTGTCAGTTAAGAATGTAATAATATTACCAACAGTGTTAATAGTCAACGACTCAAAGCCATTAGTAGTGTCTTGCCATAAAGCACCATCTGTTGCAAAACTATTTAAACTTGAATATTTTCCTGTAGGATCTAACAAGTCTAAGTTTTTACTAACACCAATACTGCTACGATTAATTGCCTTACTCTTAATGATAGAGCTATACAATGTATATGGGAAGTTATTGTAATCTTCACCATTAACCATACGGTTTTGAGTATAATATCGAGTTGGAGCACGTTGTTTAATTTGTGCTAATGGCTCACGTGACTGTGCATTAGATACTGGAAGTTGTAGTTCAAGACCCAATGTTAGTATTTCTGTTTTACCTGTACGGTTTACATAACTGAATGACACTGTTATGCCCTGCATTTCTGTAGGGTCGATAGTGTAAGTCAGTGCGTTGCCTGCACGAACGTATGCACGATATGTACCTACTGGAATTTGACTGAACACTCCATCACCAAACACATAACTAACTTGGTCGTTGAATCTAGAGTTCACTGAAAATATTGTTCTGTTACTAGTTTCAGTTTGCAAATACGCATCAGCATAGATGTTTTCAACTTTATTCCAAAGAACTCTAGTACCGTTATTGGTGTTCAACTGATACAACCAAGTATCTTCATTGTTGATTCCTTCAATATCAATATTTACCACTTGGTTAGCAATTTGCTGTTCTAAGGTAAAATCGTAATTTTGTAAAATACCTTGTTTGAAGTAGAAAAAGTATCCAGTGTTTGGACTACCGTAACCCAATTTGTCGTTACGATATAGCATGTTAAATCTGCCGCTAGGTGCAGGAGGAATCTCATACATGTAATTTTCGTCAACGCTGGTTACACTGCATAGTTCGAAATTCATTGCAATACCATCTACAACTGAAGTAAACGGTACTATTGGTAATGACGTATTAGGAATTTTCATAGTGTATTCGCTAGTAGTTACTCCTAACAAATCTGCTGTGTTTCCGGGTCGGCCAATTCGTTGTGTGTCAACTAATGCCGTATTAATAATAGTGTTGAATTGTTCTAACCAACTAGGGTTCGCAGGATCGTTCCAAAGAATTGGAAGATTGCTTAAATTTGTACCATTCAAATCTGTGATGTTTTGAGTGGTTTGTATGTTTACGATTTTTAGATAACCTTGAGCAGCCAAGTTGCGCTTGGGGGTATAGCTTACTAGGTTAGCAAGTTTAATAACACTATCTCTACGTTCCGCAGTATCAATAAAATTTTCACGTGTGTTCAAGTCATTGCGGAAAGCAAGACCTTGACCCATAAATGCAATAACGTCCAATAGTGCAATGAATTCACTGGACTCTATGTAATCATTAAAGGTTTCCGGGTAGTACACACGTAGATAATCGATGAAACTTTTGCGTAAAGTTTCATAATCATAACTTCTAAAATCGGCTTCGCGGAACGTTTGATAGATCGCTTGCCAATCGTTGACCCCAAATAATGCTGATTGTCGTGAGCTTGTAGCCATAGGTTTATCTCTTTTAAGTATTTATCATACCTAAAAACCGTCTTTTATTAGGGTTTATTGAATTGCGGCTGAGCCGGTTGAAGAACTTAAAAAGACGTTCAACAAATTTGCTTGATTAAAAGGAGCAACGGCTACTTCTAGTTCTAACAAAATTCCGTTCTCTTGCGGATATGCTTTGACAGTGTTTACTAATAATCTAGGATCTAAGCTAGCAACACGTTTCAATTCGTTTTCTACTTTAAATTGAACATCTGCTGTATTAGGTTCAAACACAAAGCTCCATAATGTAGTTCCGTATCCTGGATTTCCAACCTTCTGTCCTTGACGGATGTTTAAAGCATTCACAAAATCTTGAATTACTAATGGTTGATCAACTAATCTAAATTTTCTACCAGTATTAATTGATTTCTGTACGGTACCGGCACCACCATCATTTCCGACAGGAGCATTAGTTGTTCTGGGTAAGTTTGCACCAACTGTGCTAAATCCAATATATTGAGGCATGATATTATTTATGCGAGATCGTTATCATCAATAGCTATGAGTACTGATTGATTTATTACGCTATCAATCGCTTCTAGTCTACTTTGCAAGTCTTGACTTAATGAAATCCAATTTTCTCTAGCTGAGGCTAATTGCGGATCGCCGGCGGGTAATGCATTTTCTAATGCAAAGTATTCTTCTCTCGCAGATTCAGCTTCTTCAGTTAATCCTTCAATTTCGTCAAATGCACTGTCAATTTGATCATTCTGTGCTAACATTGCATCTAACAACGCTGCCGCAGATTCATCTATATCGCCAAATTCAGGTTTAGGAATTCTAGAATCTTCTAACAATGAACTGATTTGAGCGTTAACTTCTGCAATATTATTAGTATTTAAACCTATACTTGGCATCTTAATTGCGCCTGCGCCACCAAATCCAATTGCAGACATTGCGGCGCCTAATGGGCCAGCTTCGCCTAGAGATAAGTCTCCCATCGCAAGACCTGCTAAGTTTTGACCACTTGCTTGTAAACTACTTAGTGCGTTAGTAATTTGACTTGTAGGTAAATTCAAACTAGAAGGTAATCCTGCTGCCAATCCTGCTGCACCTTGAATAGCTTTAGGAAACGCTATTTTGTTAAGAGAAGAAGTCACTGCACTAGTTATGATAGCGTTTAGCGCCGGATTTTTAGGAATACCCAATGACCCTAAAGATTTATTAACGATAGAACCTACGCTTAACTGTCCTCCTGGAAGTCCAAACAAGCCAGTACTCTTACTGTTTTTACCAAACACGCCTGCAATGCGGCCGGCGGCGTTTATTATAGAACCGTATGCTCCCAATGTTTGGTTGACGTTTTTACTTGTTGATAAAACTTGAGATGCTCTCAATATTTGACCAGTGTTGGTTATTATCTTATTAATATCTCTAGTAGTTTTGATTAGTTTCTTATTGCCAAATATAGATGCTCCGGTGCCAACTCCACCAAACACCCCTAGTAAACCGCCCAAAGCTTGTGAGGCAGTTTTTGCATTAGCTATAGTTGCAAGACCCCTGTTAACTCTAGATGATACACCTATTATAGCATTAACATCTCTTGAAGCCTTTGCTACTGATTTGTTTCCTAATGATGTTCCTATTGTACCAATACTTCCAATAACTCCAGTTAATCCTCTTAATGCTTGCGCGGGATTTTGTGCTGAATTTAATCTGCCTATAGCAGTGATACCGCCGGCTACAGCATTTGTTACCCTTGCATTACTACCACCTAATATTTGTCCTGTAGTTCTTAGTACTCTGGCTGCTGATGTTAACGGATCGTTTAAACCTGATGAACGTGCTACTGCAAGATCGTAATTAGAATTTGAGTTAGATTTTAAATTTACGGGGCCACGCGGTAAAGCAGTTAACGATGATGCTATTAGGCCAAATGCGGCTGCACTAGATCCTCGACTATTCAACTTAGATCCGGCTATTAATCCAACAACAGGAAGAACTGTGCTCATAATTGAGCCTAAGCCGCCAGTGCTAGATTCAGCCAATCTGGCTGCGTAGTTACCTGAGCCAATAGCATTAGTAATAGGATTCGTGACACCAGGAAGTCCTAAACTTGGTAATGATATATTCGATGCTAATGTACCTAAGTTTTTTACTGCGTTTATAGTATTAGAAACACCTGCAGTTGCGCCTGACATAATCAATCCTGCGATTGAAGTAGACGATTCTTTTCCTGTCATTAAACCAGCGCCAGTTAATGCTGTTTGTGATTTTTGGAAGTTAGAAATCATTCCTGAAATCTGTGCACCAGGATTACCTACAAACGATGTTAGACTAGTAATGCCACCTTCGCCAGTAAACAGATTATTAGGTAATGCTTGTGATAACGGTGATCCTGATTTAACCAATGAATCTACTAATGCAGATGATCCTGGCTTTAATATGCCGGCTGATTCTAGTTGGGCAGGTGTTTGTGCCAATGCACCAAGTGATGCTACTGAACCTGTTGCAGTTGAAACAATGCCTGCGCCTGTAGCTACTGCCGCTGCCGCTGCACCTGTTGCCGCATTAGTCGCAACTGCACTGACCATTGATCCGGTTGCTTGTGAATCTACTGCATCACTTATTGATGCAGTAGGTGGAACTGTTGACAACGCTGCCGGCTGAACTGGATTACCAGTAGGTGCAACGGCTGCCGCCTCATTTGCTTTTTCAAC